ACTTTCCATCTGAGCGTTCAAAAGTTGATACGCCTTTTTAATCAAGTTACGGCTTTCGGTGGGTAGCGTCTTACTATCCACACCATTTGCCCATGCCCATATCGTCTTTCTATCAACTCCGAAAGCCAATGCCATACCAGCAACCGAGGGCTTCATATCGTCCTGAGCGCACAGAGCAAAGTACATTCCCATACGCTCTTTGACCTGTTCAGGCTCTCTCACATTCACATCAGACCAATCCAGCATGACCATCGAATGTTCCAGATATTTTCTATTATCACCCGGTTCCGTATGGACGCTCAGAGCTTCCTTACGGTCAGGCCGGGTTCGCTTTTTCACAATTTCATCTGCCATAGTCGTTTTCTCCTTTCAAAGTCGCCAAGGTGATAAAGGTGAGTAATCGGGTGCATTTCCCTATAACTATTTCTATATACGCGCGTATAAGAGAGAGTTATAGGCATTTATGCCTGATTACTCACCTAACTCACCTAAAATACGAAAAACAATTTTTTAAAACACGCCAATTTGAAAAAAGTCTTTGCAAAAACACTCACCTTTATCACCTTTGTCACCTAACTACCAGTCGGCGTTGATGACCACCTTGTTCCCGTGAGCGAGTGCTTCCGTCACAACTCGCTCCACACCGTCCCAGTTGTAGACCTCTTTCTGCATGGCATAGTCGGTGAGCTGCTTTGCCTGCTCGTTGTCAAGAACCATATCCTTGCCGTACCAGTCGTTCTCCTTGGTGCGCTTCTCGTAGGGGACATAATAACCGAGCCTTTCCAGAAAGTCGTACCAGAGCCGACCACCGCTGTCGGTGCTGGCAACATCTACCGTGGTGATGACCTCGCCACAATGAGGACAACGAACATCTCTGCGTTCCATGACCACAATATCAAGTCCCATTTTCCAACACCTCCTGAGCCATCTTCACCAACTCGACCAAATCATAGAACCGCCGAGGGTCTAACCCGGTCTGACGCTTCACTTTGTCCAAGTGATAGAGAACGGTATTTCTGTGTGCAAAAATAGCACGAGCAACATCGGTGACATTCATGTTGTGGTTTGCCATCGCTACAACAATGTGAGCGTCTTCTTTATTCATGACCTATGCTCCTTTCTCGCAAAGCGGTTGAGCAACACGCTCACGGTGAGCTGACCAATCCTGTTCACATAGGGGCAGTTGAACCACTCAGATAGAGGGACGCTGTTGCCGAGGTCGATGACTAAATCACGAGTGTCGTAGGAAATGTCCTTCGTGATAGTCGGCGTGGCGTAGATCACTACATCACGGTTCATCGTGGCCTGCAAGAGACTCTTGGTCTTGGAGTGCGCCACCGTCACCGTTGCGTTGTTGAGGGTGAGGTACTTTGCCAAGTTCTGAACGGCGTGACCCCGGCCTACGATGGTAATATCCTTGGCGTGAACCAAGTCCAACGCAAACAGCAGGGTCAAAACTGCCTGAGAGACAGCCGACATTCCCGGCGAGTAGGAGTTGTCAATGTCCACATCGGCGGAAAGTCGAAAGCTGGCAGGGACAGTCTCACCGTCCACGATGACTCCCTGATAGGGCGGGGTGAAGTGAAAGGTGTGGTCGCACTCGATACCGAAAGCGTCTGCCTTGCGGTGGACTGCTTTCAGGAATACGCTGTCCTGAGAACCCAGCAGAAGCAACTTTCCAGAGGTGGGAAGCAAGCTGGCAGTCTCTTTGTCCAGAGCGGCAGAGAGGTCGTGGATTTTTGCCATCACATCAATCATGACGGTTCTCCTTTCTTTCAAAGTCGTGGAGGGAGATCATCTTCTCACGGGTGAGCTTGTCAACCACTCGACCGATCTCCGAGTAGCCGCAGACTGCCGCCAGCCGTTCAAGGTTGCCCTTGGTCTGTGCCGTGACCACGATGGAAATGCGGCGAAGGTTCTTTTTCTCAGTCTTCATCGCTTTCCTCCGTGAACACGGTTCCCTCGAACCCTTCCGCTCTGCCGAGAAGTCTCCACAGACCTTCTTCCTGTTCGCCGCAACAGGGACATGATTTTGCGGCGATTTTTCCGAGCTTCTGAGGAAAGTCCTCGTCTTCCTCGACATACAGAAGGTGTTCACATTTACGGCACATGAAAACGGTGAACATCGGGGGTAGTGGGATAGGTCGCTTTCGTCCACAACGATGACAGACCCACTCGTGCTTCCAGTCTTCACGAGTCATTTCATTGCCACATACACACTTTTTACTCATGTTTATCCTCCATTCGGTCGCAATCATCAGCGATTGCACAGTCCTTGCAACCCTCGCAGTAGAAGCAGTCTCGACAGCAGGAGATGACAGGCATACACCGCTCGGCGTATTCTTCACGGTTGGCAACAGGGCAAGTGCCATCAACGCAGGCAACGCCCACATAATCGGGGCAGTATTCAGGTTTCATCATCGCTGTCCCCTTCCGTCAAAGCTCTTGCGAGATCGTCAATCATCTGGTGCATGACTCTATCGCCAATATCATCTTCGTTCTGACACCAGAAGGAGAATTTCAGGTGTAGCAGCTCATGAACCAGTGTCTTTTCAAAGTCGAACGGCACAATGCGGTCGCCGTAGCAGGCAGGGTTGATGATCTCAATACGAGCGGTCTTAATTGCTTCTGACCACTCGGTACAGCCTGCGGTATTACTCACCGTCATTTCTTCGGGGTGTAGGTGGGTCAACAGTTTTATCCGCCATTCCTGTAAACAGAGTTTTTGCTTCCACTTTTCCAGCAGGGCGAGTTCTTCATTGGTGGCAATCATACTGTCACCTCCTGTTCACGAGGGAGTTTCACGATATTACCATCTTTCAGATCGTCAGTGCTGAGTTGATAGGACACCAACTGCATACCGTGAGCCGTGACCTCGACACCATTGAAGAACCCTGCAATAATGCCATCGGGAATATCAAGAGTAATTTTCATCACGGACGCTCCTTCGTAATGCGGATTTTTCTCAGGCGCTTGCCGCACCGCTTACAGACTTCATAATTGCTCTGCCAACGGTGGGAACCATTACGGCACTTGACCTGAATGTGAACATACGGGTCTACGGTGTGAATGCCGAAACGGCAGAGGATAGAGTTACATGAACGGTTCATTAGGACGCTCCTTTCAGTCTGAGGTTCTTGTAGACGGGATAGCCCTGATACACGACCTTGCCGCCGTGCCATTCAGGGTGAGTCTCCATGTCGGCGTTGAACCGCTTGGCGGAACAGGCGAAGTACCCGTTGGACTTGCACCAAATCTTGTAAGCGTCAAACAGGGACTTCGAGCGGGTGTTGACCCCCTCAGCCTGTTCACAGCGTTCTTCGAGGAATTGCAAGCACAGATCGTTGTCACGCTCGTACTGGTTGACCACCTTCCGCATAGCGGGGGACATTTTTAGGCCAAACCGCTTGTACTTGAAGTACCCGGCGACCAGCCAAGCGAAAATGCCCTGCATAGCTTCCTGTGTCTGGAACTCATTTTTCAGGTTCTTGTCCTGCTCCGCTTCGGTGAAGTGGCGGTTGAACTCGATCACCCGCACACGGTCAGAAGCGAACAGGGACTTATCGCTGACGGTG